AAGGTGGCGGAACATGTAGTCTTAGAGTCGGGACAGAGGTAATCCTTTCTGCCAATTATTGTCTCCGTACATCTTTCCTCCTTCTTCAAATCGTCGGGCGAGAGAGCGTAAGGCGACTGGAGGTATAAGGTTGGGTCGTCCGCGTCCAGTGTCCCCGTCACGCTTGCTGCCTGTGGTGAAATCTTTAGTATATCCTTGGTTTGGTAGTTTCTCGGTGTCCATAAGTTCTTTATTACTTTCTTTCTTTGGTTGTAGTTTTCTGTGCGTAACAGCCTAGCCATCCACGCATTTGTCAGTGCATCTTCTTCTGTTAGTCCTGCTTTCTCGTACATAGCTACGACAGTCTCCCATGTATAGCCGTTGGCATCAAGTGCTTTCTTTGCACCGACTGGCCCTACTTTAGGTACACCGCCAAAGCCGTCTGTTGAGTCGCCTGTTATAGATTGTATGAGGTGGAAGTTATCTGCTTCTTCTTCTGATGGGTGATGGTACTCCTTCTTGTTATAGTCGTAGAAGATACCGGGTACACTCTTGAAGTCTTTATCTATACTTACAATGATTGTCTCCTCATCCATACATCTGTCAGTAGCTAAGATAGATAACACATCATCCGCTTCTAAGTTAGGCCACAGCTGTGCATCTAAATCTGTAAGCATCCACTTCTTTACCTCCTTCAGTATGATAGGCAGTCGTGACTTAGACCTGTTAGATTTATAGCTTGGGTATAGTTTGCGACGGAAGTTAGCACGGTCAGTCAAAGCTACCACTACCTCATCTGCTCCGATCAAGTCTTTAAACTCAACGATGCGATTAAGTATTCGGTTCTTTGCTATGGTCATGTCAGCGTGGACTGTCCACATCTCATCCTTCCACTCGATTGATTCTTCTGCGACGACTGAGCCTTCAAACGCTAGGACATCTCCGTCGATTAGTAATGTTTTATTATTCATAGAATACGCTCCAGTTCTCTTGGTACTTTTTATGTTTTCCTTTGCTTGATGGTTCAGGGTTTAGCTTTATTGATTTACCTGCTATCTCGTCACGAGGTATAAGCCACCAAGTATCTAGCGGAGGTATGTAACAACCCACCACATCTATTGTTCCACACATCCTATTCTTATGAGCCCTACCGGATGCCGTGCCTACTAGGTAAGTGTTAGCTGTGCTTTTGGTTTGGCTAGATTTAATTTGAACTTTCAATATGCCAGCAGGACAAGTAACAATAAAGTCCCAAGGCATAGGAGTGACAGGTGTGTGAGGTTCGAAGTTACGCTCTAAGCATTCTGTTATAAAACGTTGCTCGGCTATAGCTCCTGTTCTGATTGCTTTGGATGATGGCATATATGAATCTTCGTGTTGTTGTTTCCAATCCCAAGGTACATCGAGATCGATAGTATCGTACAACTCTGCGAGTTTCAAGTAATAGTCGTACTCGATCTCCGGTTGCTGTTGTATTAGTGTGTTTCCGCCCATGTGTTACCTACCTTTGCTGCGCCATCAAGGGCTACATTAAGTTTTAATTCTTTACCTGCTGCTTGGATTGCTCCGACTGCTAACTGTCTGAAGATGTCAGCCTTCTCAGGTACTACCTCTGCTTGGAACTCGTCGTGTACATTAGCGACAAACGCATAGTCTGCACCGTGTGACCACCTCAAGTTGTTGAGCTTGTGAAACAGTTGGATCAAAGCTACCTTCATACACACAGCTCCTGCACTTTGTAACAACATATTCAATGCAGCGTGAGGAGAGCGGACAGGAAGAATCCTTTTGTCTAATCCAATTAACTTCCCTCCTCGTTCTACCTTCTGCTTGATTGCGTTCTGTAACTTTCTAAGTGCAGGTAGGTTGCTCAAGAACTTACGCTTTAACATCTGTCCTTCTGCTGCTGATCCTCCTACTATCTCTCCTATCTTTGCATCACCTGCACCGTAAAGGAAAGCGTAGATAAATGTCTTGGCTTGGTCACGAGTCTCAAGTCCTGCTGCTTTCTGATTCAGTGTGTGTACATCTCCTGTTACTACAGTCTGTGCGTACTGACCTCCGTCAAACAAAGCTAAGTAGTGAGCAAGCATCCGTAGTTCTAAACCAGCTGCATCACATCCTACCAACTTGAATCCTTTACCTGCCTTGAACAAGTCACGACATTCCTGACCGTACTCAGCACGACACGCAGGTACTTGAGCCATGTTAGGATTCTGATGCGTACATCTACCTGTCACTGCCCCGTTGGTGTTGACCCTGCCGTGTATCCTGCCGTGCTTCATAAGCTTGAGCCATGCTTGATTGCCTTCTGCTAGTTGCCCAAGTCGTTTAGCTACAAGGAGATACTCACATAACACAGCAGCAAACGGATGGTCTATACCTTTCAGTACAGCTTCGTCTACCTTTGGTGTCGCAGCATCAGGTTCTTTCGGTAACTCATAGCCTAGCTCGAGCATACGTTCTGCTATCTGCTGACGACTACCGGGATTAAAAGGTAGCACCTTCTGCTTGTTAGCAAGTGGCACTGCATCCTTTACTCTAGCTTGTACTTGCTTGGCTTCCTTCAGTACTTGTTTAAGTAGTACCTTTGTCTCAGCCTCATAAGTAACACCTTCAATCTCTACCTGCCAACCGCTTGGTGTCTTCATCTCCTCTGTCTTAGCAGGGAACTCGTTCTGTAGTTTATCAAGCAGGTCAGCACGACGACCTATAAGTTTAAGCTCAAGCTTCTCTGCTTTCTCCACATCAAACGAAAACCCACGCTTCTCTTGTCGGTGCATAAGGAAAGCAAACCAGTGTTCGACGGCTAACATATGCTCACTCGGTTCTTTCGATAGGAGGTAGTCAAACAACAGCTGTGTCACAATGACATCACGCTCGCAGTACTTCCTCATCTCTTCGTTGTAACTGTCAAACGCCCCGTCCTCTTCACCATACGATAGCTTGGTTACCTTGTGCATCCGTTTACCCCACGCTTTTAAGGAGTGACTGCCGACTAAAGTTTTGTCGAAGTCCTTACGCATGAAGTCATCGTTCCGTACATCAGGTACTATACACCTTGCCATGACCATGGTATCAAGCACCTTGACTAAAGCAGGGTGGAAGTTGTACAGCTTAGACAGGGCAGGTAGATCAAAGCCTATCACATTGTGACCGACGATCTTGTCTGCCTTAGCTAACTCTCTTAGTCCGTTCTCTATACCAGCACCGTGATAAGTAATCATCTTAGGGATGGTAGGGTCGTAGATAGACAGGCAGTGAACAGTCTTTAAATCAGACAAGTTAGTCCAGTCCTCTATCGCATTTGTTTCTATATCAAAGAATAGTGTTTTCATATTTAGAATGGTTGTGTGTTGTTATTATCTTCAAAGACATTGCTGTCCTCCTTGTATCTACCGGTGTCGTGGTTGTAACTAAGAGTAGTGCAGTGTCCTGTCTGTCCGCTGAATCTATTCTTTAACACTCTTACTCGTGTCTCATTAGATGTAGTCTCAGCTTGTTGGTTCCGCTCCAGTCCTATGACCATGTCACTTAGCTGTGCGATTGCTTGACTGCCTCGGAGATGGTGCAGACTGACTCGTCCTCCTTCTTCGTGACCTGTGTCTACTCTCTTCAAGTGACTGACCAATACCATACCACACCCTGTCTCTTCAACAAGACTTCTAAGCTTGGTCATGGTGTTATCAATCAACCGTCGTTCATCGTCTCCTGCTATACCACTGACAACAATAGAGAGGTGATCCAAGAATATCCACTTACAATCAAAGCCTTTTATTAAGTACTTTATTTTGGTCAGAAGATTGTCGCTTTCCATACTGCCGAAGTGATCGTAGGTGTAGAACTTACCGTTCCCTACTGTCTCCTCAAACGCAGGTCGCAACGCTTCTTGTGATACTTCCTCTTCCTCTAGGTGCAGTGGTTTATTAAGATGGATACCCATGATGCCAAGAGCAGTCCGTCTAACAGATTCCTCCAGTGCTATGTATCCTACCTTCTCACCTAGGTCTAACAGATGATGAGCAACCTCACGGCAGAACAGGGACTTCCCAATTCCACTACCCGCACAGACAGTTACAAGTTCACCTGTCCTCATGCCGTGGGTTAAAGTATTTAGACTAACATATGGATAGGGTACAGCTTGGTGCTCCTCTCGGTTCGCGATAACATCCCACAGGTCTTTACCGTTCACGATACCGTCAGGTCTGTACTCTCTAGCGTCGTACAAAGCATCGACTAAGTCCTTGCTCCTACCTGCTACTAGCATATCGTTCGGGTCTTTCAGTGGAAGCTCCGCTATCTTTGCTTTGCCCGGTGTAAGAAGTGCTGCACATTCTGCTGCTCCCTTCCGTCCCGGATCATCCATGTCAAAGCAAAAGACTACCT